TGTATTGGCCGCTTCCATCTCCCGGCTAAGGCGGCCGAAGCCGCGCGCCCCGGCTTCGCCGACGCCTTCCAGCTCGGCACGCACCTGTCGGCCGCCGACTGCGGCAAGTCGGACAGAAACGCGCTTTTCAGCCATTGGAATGATCCATCTGTTCGTTGAGCTTCGCGACCATCACCGCCTCGACGACGGGCAGAAGTTCGGCTGCTGCGGCAGGCGGCACGCCGAGCGCGTTACCGAGCGCCAGCGCCGCCGACATGTCCCAGCCGATCACCGCGCCCGGCAGCACGCGAAGTTGGCCGCCGAGGCGACCGATCAGGTCCCAGACCTGCAAGCCTTCAAAGGTGGTAGGTCGGTTCATCCGCGCCGGGCAGGTTTCGCAGGTCGCTTCGCACGCTTCGCAGTAGCGCTCGCCCCTGCCGAAGGACCACTCGGCGAGGGCGCGGAGGCGTTTTTTTCCTGTTCCAGCAGCAGGCCTTTGGAGACGTAGGTCAGCTGGAAGGCCTCAAAGATCGGCCAGATATCGAGAAGCGCATCGACGGCCTCGGGACTGGGGTCGATGGGATTGCCATCTGCGTCACCGATGCCCTCCCAAGTGAGAACTGCCCGGCGCGCCAGCGCCTTGGCGAAGGCAACAGCGCGTTCCTCGTCGGAAGCATCCTCAGGAACCGCCTCGACGGCCGGATCGCTCCGCGTCGCAACCATCAGGGCCGTGGTCAGTGGGCGCAGCTCCGCCCGCACACCTGGCACGAGATCATGCCAGCGCGGCGTGTTCGTAAGATCGAGAGTCAGCATCAGTACACCTCGATGTCGTTGATCAGGGTGGCGGTGCACATCCGGCCGACCGTGCTGTCACGCGCGGCCTGCCAGTCAAAGGTAGCTTGCACGCCCTGCGGCCCGGAGATCTCGATCCGGGGGCGCGGTAGGTAGACGGCGTGCGCGGTGAAGGTGAAGCTCTCGCCAGACGGCAGCACATAGGCGAACTCAAGCTCGCAGGGATCGCCATTGATTGCCTGCGTCACCAGCGTCTGATCTGCGAAGCGGACCTCGATGGAGCCGGTCAGCGCGGCGATGGACGGGTCCGCACCGTCGATGCGTCCATCCGAGCGAATAGTTTCGATCCGGTCGAGGTTGTTGGCATAGGTGATGTCGGCAGAGACCACATTGCCGAGCGCCGATCCGTTGCGCGTGATCGCCCCGTTGAAATGGCCGAAGCGCTTCAATTCGAGAGCGGCTGGCGTGCCTGCGCTGGTCGTCGTGCCCACGGTCTCGCCCTGTGCCACAAGTCGGGCCGTTGCGGTCAGCAGGCCAGATCGCTGCATCTGCCAGTTGATCTGGTCAAGCACGCATCCGGAATACATCGCGTAGCGCGGCACTTCGGGCATGCCGGTCTCGATCGACATGCTGGGCAGCGTCCAGGACCCCGACTGAAACTCGTGCGTCCAGGGGCCGGTACCTGACGTGATCGGATCGCCAAAAGCGGCCTTCAACCAAAACCCGAAGGCCTCGGCGTCGAGCGGCACGACAACATCGCCATCGGCGGTAACCGCATCCTTGATCGGCGCCAGCGGATCGCGCCCGTAGCCCAGCAGTTCCGAGTTCAGCAGCGGCTGCTCCGCGCCAAGCGAGGTGCTGGCGAAAGGCATTTTCGTGAAGCCACCCACCGGTGGCGTTCCATATGTCGTCTCGAACGCAAGCGCCATTTGCGCCCGCGCCCCTTGGGCTCGTGCCATAGTGTTCTCCTTGGATTGTCGGGATCAGGCCAGCGGGTTGGCCGTTGAATAGTGCAGCACCACCGGGATGACGGCCGCCTTCAGGCTGGCCGCACCCTCGACCGGCAGATCGACCGGGCGCGGCGCTTCTGCTTCGACCCAGTCGCAGAGGCCGCCCAGCGTGCGGTCGGCCGCAATTGTCGCGCCAATGCTGGCGGTCAGCGTGTCGAAGGCGGCGTCACGGTCGGTGCCCTGCACAACCGCCTCTATCTCGGCCCGGTGCTGGTAGTGGTAGCGCAGCGGCGACAGCGTCACCTCGGGGTCGCCTGGCTCGCCATCGCGCAGGATCAGCAGGCCCTCGGTCGGAACGCGCTCGGGCAGCACGTCGCCTCGGAGGGCGGTTGCAGGAAGCGCCGAAAGCCGCGCGTGCAGCGCGGTGAGGATGGTTTCGCGAGGGGTGGGCATCTAGATTTCACTTCAAGGACTTGGATGAAACCCGCAGATCGAGGCCGGTGGCGGGAGACAACACATTGAACAACGATTCGGCCTTCTTCAGTTCCATGACGAAGAATTCCTTGCCCATAGACGTCGCCCCGAATTCACCAATCGCACGTGTCTTGAACGCAGTCTCGGCATCGGCAGCACTTTCTCGATCAGGAAACTTCGCCGTTCGCGTGATCTTCCAGCAAATGGTGGAAGTATGCGGGAAGCTCAAGTTCAGGGCCTTGAGGCGGTTTTTGATATTGCCGCTGATGCCAATCTTCACCAACGCCACACCCTTGGGAATTGAACGCCCCGCCAACAGATCTGCAGCGACTGGAAACTGTGCGAGATAGAGGTCGTGGGGCTTGTCCTGGATCTCATATGAGCGATCACCGAAACTGCCAAATATGCCCTTCGAGGGTTTCAGAAAGGACCCAATTGAACCCGTTTCTGTTTTATCTCGGTTGCCATCATTGACAGGCGGCTCGCCGTAGACGTTCGTTTCGTCAAACGGAACTTTCTCGAGGAGCCAACGAGCTTCGTCGGGTACCAGCCAAGTCCCGAACCGGGCAATGTATCTGCCATTGCTGGAGTCATAACTATTCGGAAAAACCTGTTTTACGTCGAGAGTATGTTTGGTTCGCCAAGCCCGCCGAACAGGCATCGCATGGCGCCATTTCTCTTGGCGCCCCAAACGAATATTCCGTTCTTTTGCGGCATCGGACATCTTGTCCCAAGAATCGATAGGAGTACGTTCGATTTCGAGAACGCCTAAAAGATGGTGCACAATTTTACTGTCTGTTTCCGGGCTCGCCGCCCCATAGATACAAACAAGCTGCCGGTCATCGATCATTGAAAACAGGCGATCCCGATCTTTTGGATCGGTGAAACCGAGAATACCCTCATCCTCAGGGGCGAAACCCCAGAAGCCAGTGAGCCATACAGAAGAGGAAACATCCAAACTCATCACCCCATTCCACATTAGTGCTGAGAGAAACTGCTCAGCATCAACGGAATAGCTCATCATCTTCGTGTCGTCGACGTATGAATGAGTGCACTGACTATCGCCCCTCGACCCAATTCGCCACGATCAGCCCCGACAGGGCTTCATGCGCCAGGGCGGCATCCCGCGCGAGATCCAGCCGCTTCGGCAGCTTGACCTGCGGCACCAGCAGGAAGATCGGCGCGGTAACCTTTCCGCGCCCGATCTTTGAGCGCGACACCACCGCCTGGCCTTTCGTATTCAGCCGCCCCTCTGCCACCAGCAGGCTCGGGCCGGTCCGGCGATAGACAAACCGCAGGCGCAAACCGCGTCGTCGTTCCCATTCTCCGGGGGTAATCCGACCGCCGCGCGTGGACTTGCCTGCGGCAGGCAGCGGGATCGCCAGCCAAAACCCGTCCTTCGAGCGGATCAACGGGCCGGTGTCGTGAGCTCCCACGATCACCGGTGCCTTGGACCATACCAGAGCCGCGGCGTCGAGGCTTTCACCCGACCTCGGGAAGTTCTGGTTGCGGATCGAGTTGGCGAGCCGCCGTCCGAGTCCCGCGCCTGTGATCTGCGTGCGCCAGGCAGTCTTGAGCCCGCTCCCGGCCTCGCGCATGGCGGCCGTCACTGCGCGTTCGCCCGCCGCCACCTCGGCTGCCATCATGGCCACAATATCCGGATCGATGTCGAGTTTGAGCTTCACGCGGGCCTCAGATCCACGGTCCAGACCAGCCGCTCGCGGTCGCGGACGGGCTCGCCCTGAATGAGGAAGGCATCGCCGTCCATTTCCAAGCGGTCACCTGGACGCGGGGCCGGAACCTCCGCGACTCGCAGGTCGACCCGGGTCGTTTCCGACCAGAGCCGGGCGTCCCCGAAGTCACTGATTGCATCAGCCTGCCGGGAGACGACGTGCACCAGAACGGGCGCGCCGCCGTCGGAGGTGTAGACCGCCTCTCGTCCGATGTTGGGATCCGCGAACAGCGCATCAACGACGGCGGTAAATGCCGTCATCAGAAGCTCGCGTTCAGGCGCACCCGGCCGATCAGGTCGCCCGCGCCGCCAGCAACAGCTTCGGTGGCCACGCCGATCAGCGTGTTCGCCGTGGCGGTCTTGGTGGCTTCCTTGTTGGTGTTGTCCCAATAGACCTTGTCACCAGCGGACCAGGCCTGGGATGCGACCTTTTTCAGATCGAAGATGCCGACGAGCGCGGCCTCGACCGTTTCGGCATTGGCGGCATCACCTGCGGCAACGCCGAAGATGGAGCCGACGAGCAGGCCGTCACCGGAGGTCACGGCATAGGGCGCGGTCAGGGTGATGGTGTTGCCGAGCTGGACGTAGTTCTTCATTGCGGGATCCTTTGCAAACGGGAACGAGCGGCCCGATTGGACCGCCCGTCAGAGGTGAGATTTCAGCGATGGCCCGGTTTATGCGCCCGGGTTCTTGTACAGGCCGCGCCAGTCGATGGCCTTGGCGCCGAAGTCGAGGCGGCACTTGATCTCGACGCCATCGACATCGAAGCCGTTGCGCGTCTCGATGTACGCGCCCTGCTGACCCTCGAGATAGGCGTACTCGATGGTGTCGATCTGGTTCGGACTGGCCGCCAGGTACCAGGCGGTCTCGCTGACCGCATCAAGCCGGGGCTCGCTGATGGGCGCGAGCGTGCGGATCGACTGTGGCACGACGTTGGACGTCGCTGCGGGCACTAGGTTTTGGGCAACCATCTGCTCTGCCTTCAGTTCCAGCGAGGCAGGCACGATCAGGAAGGCGGGCCGCACATTCAGCACCGTCTTCTTGTCGAGCCCCGTCTGCTTGGCCATGGCGGCGCGGGCCGCTCCAACCGCCTCGACGGCAAGCGCCGCACCTGTGCCTGCGAGGTTCTTGTGGGTGGTGTGGAACAGCGCGTTGCCGTCGGCCATCGCTGGGTTGGCGGTGATGATGCCCCAGACCACGTCCGATTCCAGCTGCGCGATGGAGTTGCCGTACATCGCCGGGATGCGGGTGAAGGCGTCCAGATCATCATTGATCAGCGTCTGGCGGGTGATTGCGACCACCCGGCCATAGGTCTTGACCTTGTAGCTCTCCTTGCTCTCACCGAGCGTGCCGCGCTTGAACTCGCCGCTCTCACCGACCTCCAGCAGCTGCGGCGCTTCGCCGAGCTGGACCCGATGCATCGCCTTGAAGTCGGTGGCGAGCACTTGGCGGCAGAACAGCATGAAGGTGCGCGGATAGGCATCGTAGGCCTGCCGAAGAGTCTTGTTGGTGACGGCGGAGAGGATTTCAGGGAAGTCAGACGTCGAATGCAGGGCCCGGGTCGCCACCTCATCACGCGACAGGCCGCGCGTGTTCACGCCCGCGTTTCCGAGGCTTTCGCGGGCCAGTTCCAGTAGCGTCATGCCACGATACTGGCGCGCGGCATCTTCCAGAGTGAAGAGCGTCGGGCTATAGCGGTGCAGCAGCGCATTTGCGACGGCATCGCGGCGGGTAATCGCCTCATCGCGGCCACCCAGCGGGATCGACACCTGGCTGAATGTGCGGGTCTCGTCCGATTTCGAGGCCACCTGATCGAGGATCAGACGGCGGGCCTCACCGACGTCGGTGCCGCGCTTCACCAGATCCTCGGCAAAGCCGCGCTCGAGGTTCAGGCGTCCCGCCAGATCGTAGATCGTGGACACGCGGTCGCGTTCCGTTTCACGGGCGCGGGTTGCGACGGCTTCAGTGTCAGGCACAACGGGGGCATCGGGCTTCTGCGCCTTCGGTTGGGTGCGGGTTTCACTTGCGGCGGCCTTCGGCTCAGTCGCGGAAGTCTTCGGTTCAGTCATGGTGGTGTCCTCGGTCGCGAGAGTGTCGCTAGGCTGGTCTTTGGCCCCTGCGGCCGGGGCGTTGAGTTTGTCCGTCATCGGGATGGCTCCTGTTTGAGTGGGTGAGACGTCCCGGCGATGGAGGACGCAGTCGTGAAGTGGGGATTGGGCGCGAAACCCTGCGGCGGGATCTGCCCCAA